GATGTCCGCAATTTACAATCCAATCAAAGCAGAAATGCAGAAAGTGGTTAATAACATGACATTACAGGAATACATGAAAATATGTAAAGATAACAACATACACCATAAAGATTTAGTAGATTTTCTGGCTAAACGTAAAGCTATTCCTTTATGGAAACAAGCCGGACTTGCTTAAAAACAATTGGATTTAGGTTTTAGAAAATATTTTCTAAAATCTATTGACAATAAATAAAAGATAGACTATAGTAGTTACATAAGCAAAAAACACAGGAGACACAGACAATGGCTACCAAAAAAAACAACGAATTAAGACTAGCAACAGAGATTGAAAGACAGACAGCAATGAATGACATTGCAGTTATGTTTTGCGAAAAAAACAAATTATCTCACAGGGAAATACAAGCTAACTTTGGTTTTATAATTTCAGATATATTATTAGAATTTGAATTAGCTGGGCTAATAGTTCAAATGCCAGGACAACAATTTATTTTAGTAGTAACAGAGACAGAGTCGGCAACAGAAGTAGTAACAGAGACAGAGTCGGTAACAGAAGTACACACAGAAGTAGAGTGCAAAGAAGCTATTACTATTGATGCAGCACTCCAAAATGCTTACAATGACTATAAAAATAAACTGGCGAAAGCCAGAAAATGGTTCGATTTTGAGCCATCAGAATATATAGGCAAATCCATACACGACAAAATTATTGTGTGGAACAAAGAAATTTATTATAGCAATCACCCAGCATTTAAGCCTGGGGACAAGTTCAGTTCACATACAATGAACTGCATAGCATACAGAAAAAAAAGAACGCCCAATCAAGGTAGAAGGAAAAAATTCAAAGTTTAATTCCATCATAACCCGCTACACCAATAGCGGATTATATCGTCAATAGCTAGTTAACCGTTTAGGCAAAACACTTAAGCGGTTTTTTGTGTTTATTGGTGGTAGTTGTATAAATAAAAATTACTAAAAATCAGTACAAAATATTTTCTAAACCACTTGACGGTAAATATCTAATGTGATAGACTATATATATAAACGAAACCAGGAAAAAGTATGAAGTATAGATGGAGAGACGGCAAGGCACAGGCGATCGCTTATTCACCTGCGTTAGGCAGATGTGCAGTAGTTCGTGAAGCTAACAGCATTCATGACTTATATGGCGGTGATGAAGACGGTGATGAAGATGAAGACGGTGATGAAGATGAAGATGGTAATGAAGATGAAGATTAAACCATAAAGCAATCAAAACCCTCTTGATAGTTAAGAGGGTTTTTTAACATTAATTTTTAATTTCCGCAACCGTTGATAATTTCGCTTTAAGCGGGCTGTAAACTCAGCGGTATTATGATTCTTCCATTCTGGATTTATAAGGTCAATAATCCAATTTTTGGGACTATGACAGACAGTTTTATGACAGTTTCTACAGACTGGGAAAATATTAATCCCATATCTGTCTCCTGACTTCCTGTAACTAGAGTGATGGACTTGTTCAGACTTATTGATCATGCACACACAACAAATCCCATGGGTTCTTATATGTGCGTTGCGGCACTTTTTTTTATGCTTTTTGGCATTACTTCCATATCGAACTTGGTAGTTAGTCATTGTGACAAATAGATAACTACTACCAATGATAATAAAAAACCCGCTTAGATTAAAGTTTAAGCAGGTGTAGTTTATTTAATTTGTCCCTGAGCAATCGTGCCAAAGAACAAAAAGCCATAAAAATTGCCTGTTTAAATTTAATTTAAACAGGCTCAATCATGCCAAATGCTGATTATCTCGTTATTCAATCGTGCCAACCGTTCTTGGGGTTTTTGAACGGTATTCATTGAACTTATTGCCCTGTAAAGGTTTTAGCCAGGGACAAGTAATTGGCACGATTAAAAAGGGATGTCGTCAGGGTCGCCTGACTCCTCGTATGCACCCCAATAGTAGTCATGGAGTTCTTGAACGTTTTTGATATACTCAGAATAGAGAACTGGGAGTGAAATATTTATTTGAGATATTTCCCAGGTAAATTCTATACGCCCACATCTAAAGCTAGAACCTTGGATGATTTCAACTTTAAATACAGGTAGCTTGACGCTACTCAACCGTTTCCAGTAAAATTGGAAGTTCAGTTCACATAAATTAAATAGGTCTGTCATTGCTTTTGTCTCCTGTTTTTTCCTTATGTACTTAATATAGTCTATCTTTTATTTATTGTCAACAGGTTTATGTACTGAACTTTAGTAATTTCTATTTATACTTAAATTACATATTTAAACATAAAAAAACCGCTTAGACAAAACGACTAAGCGGTTAATAATTAAAGATGCTTGGATTGACTTTCTGCTAAAGCAGCCACCCTGACTGCTCTAAGTTGTTGTCCACAGAGCCAACCGTCTTTCAACGGTGACTCTTCTTTGGGGCAGGATGCCCCAGTATTGAACAATTCAATACCTTGGTTAAACAATTTTAAGTGTCTGGCGTGAGCCTTGTGGTTCTCCAGTGCTTGTATTTCCATTACTTGTATTTCCATTACTTAATTACTTTTTCTCCCACTTAATTAAACACCCATAGTATTCAGGGTGACTTTCTAGAAAATCATCTTTGAGAGCGATCGCACTCATCAAATCTTCAGTAATCCAGGGACTACAGAAGATTATCTTGCTGGTTTTATGTTGACCTTTTAATTTAAACCTGTACATTCCTGTTTTTTTGTTTATATATATAGACTATCTTACTATTTATTTATTGTCAACAGGTTTATGTACTGAACTTTAATAATTTCTATTTATACTTAAAGTACATAATTCCTAGGCACGTTGACAAGGTTTAATAGATAGACTATGTTAATAATTACAAATCAAAAGGAAGACAATATGACTTACCATCCAGAAACTCAAGCCCGCTACAACGCTACCGAAAAAGGTAAAGCGCGTAAACGTAAGTGGGCTGCCGGCATGACAGAAGAACAGAAGGAAAAGCAGCGTCAAGCTAAACGTGAATGGGCAGAAAACATGACTGAAGAACAGAAGGAAAAGCAGCGTCAAGCTAATCGTGAGTGGGCTGCTAACATGACAGAGGATCAATTAATAAAGCAGCGTGAGTCTAGGCAAAGATGGTTAGACAATATGACTGAAGAACAGCGCGAGAAGCAACGGGAATATATGCGTGAGTACAGCAGAAAAAGACGATTAAAAAAGCTACAGAACAAGGAAGATACTAAGCAAACGGATTGTTGATTTTTCCGCCCACAAAAGTGCTTCGAGGTGCTGAGTTGCCCAATTCACTAAAAGCACCATCGGCACTGTCTACAATGTCATTGGTGAGGGGTTTCTTACTTCCATCAAATTCATGTATTGCAGCGAGAAACTGGTCGTTCCAAGCACCCCTAAGTAGTTTGACTTTTCCCTGTTTGGCTGCGATCGCCATGGGTAAGGCACGGGTCACTTTATCCCCCAATGGTTTAATTCCTTTAGCATCAAATTGTGCTAATTGACGCTTTAGCGAAACTTCATAACGTTTACCAGCACTACCACCTTCTAATTCCCACCTGATTTTACAATCTGGGCCATCCTGGTAAGCTATTTTGACTACTGATAAGTCGCCTTCTTCTGCTGATACCTGTTCCCAGTGACAGTCAAGGATGTAGTACGTGCCTTGATGTAATTTAATTTTGGTACGTACACTATAAAAACTAGACTTGGTGGCAACATCAGCGGCGGTGGCTGCAAAGTCCCAAAATGCCACAGTTGTACCACCACTGGGAACTGCATTAACAATCTCAAACCACTGACGATTAAAGATGGTCCCTGATTCATATTTAATTTTCCAGTTGCCTTTAAGTAGTCGCTCCATCTCTACAGGGTGCAACGATAATAGATTTTGTAAGTATTGGGGGTTGGTTTCTATTAGTGCTGGGTTGTCATAAACTGTACCTTTAATAAAACTAAAGCTTTTAGGTGGTGCTATTTCCGCTAAGTCAGGAAACTTGTCCATGAGTTCATCTTCAGTATCACCCCAGTGCAATTCTCCATTAATCCGATAGAAATAACGGATAATTCCTGACCGTTCCTCTATGGGGTATCCTGTGTTTTGATCAATGTACCAACTAATCATTTTGGCTACCCATGAATCAGCATCAGGGTTACAAGTTGCATCTATGCGAGGCTTGACCCCACAGGCGGAACGATTACGGGAAAAGAGAAACCAGAATTGACGCTCGGTAAACTTAGTCAGTTCATCAAAACCGATATGGCATATCTGCGAACCAGGGTACTTGTCTTCTACATCTTTCTCATACTGAGCATGACCAAAACTAATCGCGCTACCATTGGGAAATGTCCAGTCAAGCTGGTACTCACGGGCTATTGAGTTTTTAATCTGTTTATATAAACTCCTAGACTCATCCCATAAACCACCTTCATTAGTTATTTCCGGTCTAGTTCTTCTGAAGATTACTGAACCATAACCAGGCACGTTTAAATATTTAGCCGCTTTTAGTAACATAGCATAACTTTTTCCACTGCCGGCTGCACCCCCATATATGCAGACATCAGCGTAGTTGTCATAAAATAGTTCTTGCGCTCCGGGCTGAGGGTCTGGCAGATCAATCTGAACTATTTGGTTTCTGGATGACCTGGTTTTAGTGGACTCCCTGACTTTAATGATGTTTTTAGGATTAAGTTTGTTCATGATTTTTATATGCACAAAAAAACCCACTGTTAATAGTGGGTTAAATGGGTTAAAGGATGAGAAAGCTAAATCTATTATGTATTATGGCATCATTATTTGCCATAAAAGTTCATTTCTTGCTTCTATATATTCAACAGCAGAGAGGTATTTCTCTTCTGTTGAAAACATCTTTTGATTAATCTCAAATGCAGATAACAAAGTGTTCATCTGCTTGTCTGATAAATTCCATTTGACTTTAAAGTCAGCGTCTAACTGACTTAATTGTATTTTCTTTTTATACTTAGCTAATTTTTCATTAGCTAAGTTATTGACTTCTTTTTGTGTAATAGTCCGACCATCATACTGACAATTAACTGCATTTGCATTTATCTCTTGCTGCCATAATTCAGCTTCTACTTCTGAAATAAGTATTTCCCATACTTCTGGGGAATCAATGTTCTCCAGAATAAATCTTTCTTTAGTGGTATTTTCATCTTGGCGACGTTTAATTTCGTCTTTAAACTGTTTCTTCAGTTTCGGCGATTCTAGCTTGTTAGAACCCCATTCCAAATACTCTAAAGGAACATTTTTAATGTCTTGTCCCTTGTGTTTGCCAAATGTTAAAGTATTCATTGCTTTTGTCTCCTGTTTTTTCCTTATGTACTTAATATAGTCTATCTTATTATTTATATATCGTCAATAAATTTTTGTACTGAATTTTCATACAATAAAAAACTACTAAATAAAGAAGATTTACTTAGTAGTTTGTAAAGGTGCATCTTAATATATTATAACATAAATATTCTTGTCAAGCTTGAAAGCGTTGAAAAATAAGGGCTTAAATATTTGGTTACATTATCTTATTAATAGATAATAACTATCTTTTTGGAATTAAATTCTCTTGATATAAATGTTTGCCAGTAAGATACTGTAGTTAAATATTGAGAATTTATTAAAAGTACAGCAAATAACCAGCCAATTAGCTTGACAGGGATAAAAAACTATGTTACACTAAAGGTGTGATGGTTACAAAAACAAAAACGCTGTAACGGTTTGATGTCTGTCAACCGCTACAGCGTTGGGAAATAAGGTTTAAAGATACACATAATTAAACATAATTAAATGGTAACTCATGGTTTATGGAAAATCAAGTAGTAGAAACAATTTTAACGGAACAGGAAGTAGCGGAAATTCGGGAGTTGGCTTATGCGATCGCCAATGACCTGACTGACCGGGTTTTATTCACTCACATGGGTATTCTCAACGCCTTAATGTGGCGGGCTGCTGTTGATTACGGAGTCAATGCCAAGAATATGGATTTGGACAACTGGAAGAATCTGCTGCTTTGCAGTAAGGACCAGAATGTGAATATCATGGTCGCTCACAAATACTTAGAAGATTATTTGACAAGCAACTGGAAAGGTGCGTTTTATAATAAAACCACTTTAAGAACTTACCGTAAACTCCATATCCAGTGGGGTTTGTTCTGGTTTGATATTGATTCCCGTCCCAAGGGCGCGGCTTGGGGTGTGGCTAATGGTGTGGAAGGACAAGGTACGGCTACCCCCCCGCTCTTAGAACGGGTTGATATTCCCAAGATCCTGATTTTCTATCAGGTGTTCGATCAGGTCCGCAGGGACAGGATTAACTGGAAGTTAAGACATTCAGAGAATGTTTCCAGTTTTGAGTGTATGCCAGATCACGGTGGCATGATGATGGTTCAGTTCTATAATGCCTTATTTCATGTTACTGGCGACTTTCGTGGCAATTGTCATGGACATGGTGATGTGATTATTGAAACGCTAAGTGATGATGGTGAGATTGTTGAACCAACCCCAGTCTTTAAAGTCATTATCTGGAAGTGGACCAGACGTAAAGGCTTGTTTAGGATGGTTTGGGAACGTATGCTACTCAAAGCAGGACAAATAGCCCAACAAGCTATATCACTTACGTCTAAGCTAGTCGATAAACCACTAGGAAGTATAGTAGAAGTACCCTACTAATACTTCTACTATTTTCAGTGAAATAAAATATTTTTAATTGTGTCTAGGTAAGTTAATGTGATTTACCTAAGTTTTCAGTTGTGTTCATCAAATAGTTTAGACGCTTCATAAAAACGCTGGACTCTTTTTTGCTGTTTAAAGCCTTCTAATATTTTATTTAAGCGTCTTGTGATTTCGTTAGCAATGTGTTGATTTTTTTTGAAGCTATGATCTTCATAGTTGCAATCAGAGTTAATGGCAATGTTTCGTGTTGCTGATGCTTCTTTGCTGTTATTAAGTATTTTGTATAGCATTGCTGTACGTTTAAGGGTTACATCTGTATTTAAGAAACTTTCTGCTGGTATCTCAGTATTTTTGTTCATATTTCCTCTTTAGATTATAATATAGTCAAGTGCGTGAATTTAGCGGAATCAGTGGAATTATAGCCACTGATTTTTTTGTGTGCTATAATTATGAAAATAGAACCCCTTGTTACTATCAAGTCGGTCCAGTGATCACTTCAACATCACTGGATTTTTTTATGTGCTACAATCGTAATGAGCATACCTGGTTACGTGAATCTAGCGATCGCCTCAATGTCGCTAGATTTTTTCTTGTCAATATACGTTTTTTGGGAGTAAAGATTGAATAGGGAGATTTAAAGCATTGGCAATTGATTCAATCTCACTAAATGCTATGGTCTGTCTTCTGCCGTCCCGTTCTTTGAACAAGTCTTCTATGGCAATTATTACGTTGACGGATTTATCAATTTTTGCTGCTAGTTGTTTCCTAGACATTCCTGCTTTCTCACGAGCTATATAAATTAAGATTCCTATTTTCCCTTCTGTGGACAAGGTTTCAAAGCTATTTGGTTCTACAATCATGACTGATATATTATTATTTACACCACTAATAATATATCAAAGAAAACCGCTGATTCCCGCTTTTTTCGCAGATTTAATTAAGTCAAAAATTAGTTTAACGGTTAAACTAAAAGCAGTTTTAAATGTTTTAGTTATGCCAAATACAACTAAAAATAAAACTATCTTAACTAAGGTTTTAAGTTCTGATTTGCTATTAAATCGGGACGCAAGAACTTTAGGATTCTCGTTTTCTTCTAAGAGTAATATCTGTGAAAGATATTCTCTCTATGGTGATTTACCTGAAGGTGCTAGTGTCGTTTTTGATGAACAATTATCCCACGATGCTCGTAGCTGGGACTTGACAAGGGTTACTAATAAAACTTGTCCTTTTCTCAAAAATCATGCACGTGGTCAAAAAATCGGCATTGTTACTGAAGTCGGCTTGGACGGCGATCGCGGCATGGCAACTGTGAAGCTGTCTAGGAACGCTTTAGCAGAACAATTCATGTCTGACATTGAAGATGGTACTTCTGGAGGTATCAGCTTTGGATATACCGTAGAGGAATACCGTGTTATCACCCCGGCAGAATACGCTACTGATAAAGATGGTTGCGTTATGCTGACAAAGAAAGCCCTCTTAGAAGCGACAAAGATAGTTCTATTGGAAATATCTTCTGAAGACATACCAGCGGACCCAACAGTTGGATACGGAAAGTCTCTTGTATGTTTTGATGATATTTCAGTTAAGGGAGACCCCAATTTCAACCCCAATCGAAAAATGAATGAGAAAACTGAATTGGAATTAGTCACGGTTAAAGCCGCTTTAGCAGAAGCTAATAATACTAATGTTTTATTGTCTGAAAAGCAGGTTTTGTTAACCAATGAAAACAATAGACTGAGTGAACAAATTAAGGTTTTAAGTAAGTCTATTGAGGAAAAAAACACTGCTATTTCTACTTTTGAAAAGCGTGAATCAGTGGTATCTCGCTATTATGATTTACGTCAAAAAGCTGAAGATTTGGTGTCTGAAGGCAAACTAGCTGCTGTTGAGTTTGGTGAATTATTTTCTGAAAAACCCAGTAATGATATTGCTCACCATACCAAGAGCGATCGCTTGGGTTATATTGAGTTTCATCTTGAATTAATCAATAAGAGAACCGCACCTTTACTTAATCTGAAACAGTCAATTTCTGAGCCTATTGTCAATGCTGGTCAGTCTAATCCTGCTGATTTAGAAACACGGGCTTTACAGATTATTCAATCTTTAGGTCAATCTAAACCAATTATAGATTAATACTATGACTATGCGTTATGAGTCGTATCTTTACGACGATGAGTTATCAGGGTTTTTTCCTGTATTAGCACGGGCTACAGAAACAACCCCTACCCGATACACCCGCTTAAATGAAGCCTATGCAACGGGATCTACTGGGGCTATCCGTAAGCTCGTTAAAATTTTTGCTCCTGGTTTCTTTGCTGGTAGTGGTACTTCAACTTCGTTGGTGGGCAATCGGATTTTACCCCGTATGACTACTAGAACTGCTACCGCTGCTAGTGCTACCAGTATTTCTTTCCCTGTCGGTACTGCTGGTATTTTCATACCTACTGATGTTCTCTCTATCATTGCACCTTCAGTAAGATTGACAATCTCATCCTCAAGTACAGGATGGGCTGCTAATGATACTATCACTGTAACCGTCAATGGTGTTGCTGTTACTTATACTGTGGTGGCTGGCGATATTGGTGGTTCATTGGCAGCAACCAATACTAACGTGGCTAATAAAGTAATTGGAGCGATCGCTGCTAATTCTTATACTTCTAGACTGGTTTCTGGTTTATCGGTGGCTGGTACTTCCCCTGCTATGGTAATCGTCTTTTGGGCAAAAGATTTTACCAGTCTTTACAGTTTTACTGCTACTACTACAGCTAGTAATGGTACTTCTACCGCTTCTGCCGCTGTATTTGCTCCTAACGCAGCTATAGGTACAATCTCTGCGGTTAACACAGTTACAGATGTTGTCACCATTAGTGCAGCTTCTGTATCCGTGCCTTTGGGTATGCCTATAGGTGTGGCTGCTAGTTCACCGGAAAACTTAGGAATGTTGTCTCCTGAAGTTCCTATTGATTTGCTGTACAGAGAAAGCCAGAATTACGCTCTCTACTTAGAAGGCGATGTTTATGGGTCTAGGTTGCCTTATATGGATGGACAACTAGCCGCTTTATATCCTGAAATTCGTTTGGTGTAATTTATGCCCTCAATTATTGAATTAATTAACTCACAACCGGGCGTGGTTCAGCGGGCTATTGACTTGCAACTGGCAACTGTCTCTAGCACTGGTGAAGTCTATGCTGACGGTTATCCCGACCCTGCTTTGAATCGTTTTTTCCCTTTTGTTCAGTATAGTGATCCGGTTTTAGCATTGCTCAAAATGCGGGCTTATACTCCTACTCTTGCTTATGTGGTAGCTACTGATGGTGCTATTCCCCAAGATGTAGAACGCCTTAGCGTGACTCAAGAAACCTTTGGTAATTTTAAACTGGCTAAATCTAGATTGATTACTGAAGAGGATTTTAACCTTGCTCAACAGGCGGAACGTTTGGCAATGTCTGGTAACGCTCAAGCGTCTGAAGCTATTAGAAATATCTTTTTAGGCGTACCTGCACTGCTTACCCAGTCTGTTATTAACTTACATACTGTGTTGACTTTGCTGATTGCTTGTACTGGACAATGCAACTATCCTGACCCTACATCAGGAGCGTCAGCAGTTCTTAGTTACAGAAGTCAAATCCCTTCGGAAAATTTACCATCTGCTTTGACGGGTACTGCTGTGTGGTCTGCTTCAACTACCGCTACAGGTATTGATGATTTGGTGAGCCACTTGTCTAGTTACTACAACAGTGTTAAGAGATTTCCTCCTTATATTGTTATGTCTAGGCTAACTGCTAACAACCTTAGAAACCAAACTAGCACTAAAGAAATTGTAGGACGGTCTAGAGGGATGATTACAACCTTAGAAGCAGCTAATGCCAGTGCCGTAGCTGCTTTGCCACCTCCATCTTTACAGGAAATTGGTGGTGTGGTTGGACAACGATTATTAGCAGGTGGTGGTCAAAATCCCAACATTGAGATTATTGTTTCCGATGCGGTTTACTATCAGCGCGGTTCAGGTCGTGTAGGCACAGAAGTAAAAACCTATGTCCCTGCTGACTATTACTTTTTTGCTCTTGATAACTACATTGAACGGGCGATTGTTCCCACTGCTTCTAACAACTTTGCTGGGGGGCTGGTAACTAGTACTGAAGTCGTCAGCAAAGAACCACCTCAAGAAAAAATCACTGTAGCGGGACGTGGCTTTCCTCTTGTGATGGACCCTCGGTTTATTGGGGCTAGAAGTACCAACAGTACCACTGCGTTGACAGTTATTTAGACTGTGACCACTTGATTGGGCTGTTTCCCCGAAGCCCAAACATGGATGTACCTTTGGTTGGTGATGCTGATTCTGGACTGGTATTTGTGACTATCTTTAACAGTCGTTGGTACTCAAGTCCATACTTACTTTGTCCGTAGCTATCGGGAACACTTTGTAACTCAATGTTGTAAGACTCATCATCTACTTCTAAGCGTTTTAAGACTCCCGTACTGTAATCACTACCCGTACTTTGTTTAGTTAAGGTAATTTTGTGAGCGGTCAATAACTCAGTTGCCACGTCTTTTAAAGTTCCCCAATGGTACAGTTCAACTTCTAGAAGTGCTTCTGGTAAAAACAAATTAAACTTGGTTTCTTCACCCGCAAATTCTGGATATTTGACAATAAAGTTACTGAATAAAATCATGATTTCCTCCTATGTAAACCAAACAATTGGATATTTAGAACCCTTTAATTCTAACTTAACCTTAACCTTTCAAATGGGTAATGGTCATTTTGTTGAGGATGCTGTGGGGAATAGGATTGAAACAGTTTCTACTGTGATTGTTCAAGCTTCTGTATCTATTAAGAAGGATTTTAAACCTTTGTTTGAAGATGCTCAAATGGGACAAAATATTCTTTATTTAAAGGGAAGGATGATTGGTAATTGGAGTAATTTGGTTTTTAATTATCAATTAATTGCTGATGCTGTACTTACTGATTCAAGTGGTAGTATGGTTACAGGACAATGGCAATTTATTCCTGTGCCTCAAAACCGAATTGCAACTTATTTAGAAGTAAGAAAAAGATACATTGAGGGTCGTTTAACTATAGCAAGTAGGGTATAATTATGGTTGTAGCTAATTGGAAAAGTATTAAAATTCCCCGAAAACTCACTGCTACCCACGCATGGACTGCCCCTCATGCAGTGATTGTCCATGAAGGCGCGACTTTCTCTAATGGCTCTGAAAACCCAGCCCGTCCTTGGGTTGGTGCTGCTATTGATGAGTATGATTTTTTGGGTGAATATGCTGACGGGTTTAACCAAAGTGAGGACTTCAAACAAGCTTTTATGGCTATGTCTGAAGGGTTTGGTGAAGCTTGTCAGGCAAATCTTGAGGATGTCCGTTGGCAATGGCCACGCACCACCGTCCGTAAGAGTGGGGATGTAGTTGGTTCACCCCGTGACATTGTGGACACTGGGGAACTGAAAGACTCTTACCAGGTGCAATATGAAGGCAATTGACCTCAGAAAAATTCTGGCAACGCTACTGGCTACTGAGTTGGGTACTTATACTAATGGGTTGCCTTCAATCTGGGTATACGGTAGTTCATCTCAACCACCATCTGCAAGTAACGGGCTTGAATGTTTGATCAAGGAAACCCCTAATGTTGCGGCTAAAGCTACCAGTGCCGGGTCAAGATATAAGCCTCAGCAATGGGAAATTCTATTGCGTAATTGGGTAAAAAATTCTAATTTACCAACGGCGATCGCTAAGATAGAAAGACGGTTTCCAGTCTTACGTTATACACACATTCCCGCTACTTCTGATATACTAGAACAAAGCAGGATTGTCATTTTTGACCCCATAGTCACATAACAACCACTTAAAAATTATGCCAATTAACTTAGATTTTAGTAGACCAAAATCTGTTACAACCAATACTACTACTGCTGTAATTACCGCAGGTACAGCAGTAGAAGTAGACGGTGCTGGTGTTACCGCTGAAGAATCTTACTTTTTGCCTTTTAATCACGGTAACATCACCCCTAGCACTTTCACTGTTGCTGCTTGCAATATTACCAGTGGCAGCGCAACTATTACTACTACCACTGCTAACGGGTTTGCTAATGTGCGTGTCGGCGATGTAGTCACAGTATCGTCTGGCGGTGGTACTATTGCTCCTAACACTGTGCTGACTATCAATAGCACTACTTCTATCACTATTAGTGTGAACGCAACTGTAAGTAGTACAACTGCCAATAGCTCTACACTACAGTTTGCACCACCCGCAATTTCTCCTACTATGTGGGGAATTAGATTACTTTACCAAAAATCCGGTTCTGTAATTACCATTCGCCCTACCATCTATTTTTACGATGGTAGTCTTGGAAGCACTGCTGGGACTGTTGCTAATGCTACCACAGCAATTAACCTCACTGATTCATCAGGTAACGCGCCTAGTATTGATTTTGATGCTTTTTACAATGCAATCCGTGTTACTCGCGGTGTTTAATTTTTTGTTTACATTTATTTTGTAATTGCTTAGGAGTTTATAAATGGCTTTAGCTAATCGTCCGGTTCAGACCGTAATTCTCCAAAACTTTGCTCTTGACTTAAAAATGTTGGGAGAGAACAACCGCAATCTCAGTGTGACTACTTTGACTTGTGGACTTGGTGCTTTAGAAGGTGCTACTAGTATTAATGTTACCGCTACTACTGGTGTTAATTATACTATTGCTGCTGGTACTGCCCTTTCTTTTGTTGCTCCCACTAGTCCATTGGGGCGAGTAGAAGTATTGTTACTCGCTAATGCTACTTTATCAGGTGGTTCTACTATATCTTTAACAATTGCACCTCTTTTAGATTCTATTGCAGCTAACTCTACTGCTAGATTAGTTCAGGATATGTTTCCTGTATTAGGGATTACCAACCTTGGACCTCAACTTAGTCCCACTGTGGTGGACACTACTCACGCCCAATCTGGTAGTGGTACTAGTTCTGCTATTGTCCGTACTAAAAGAGAACTTACTGTAGAAGGCATTGAGTACGTCGGTGACATTGCTTTAGAACAATTTGTTAAACGGACATTCTTTGACCCTATATATATGAATCGGGAATTGTACGCGATCGCTACCTATCCCAATGGCTCAAAACTGGAAGGTGCATCTAAAGTAACGGCTTTGACCATGCCAGCAACACAGATGGAAGTCATGAAATATACTTTCACTTTAGAGTTTCAAGATGAGATATTTTGGACTCCTGCTTACTACGCTTCTGGTGGTTCTAGTACCGGATTCCCCAATTACAACCCTAACTAATGAAGGTTCTCAAGGATAGCACTGGGTTATTAGCTGTCCTCATTAACTGCCGCATGGATGAGGATAGGTTGCTATGCGGTGCGGCAGTTTTTAGAGGAGGGCTGTCAGGGCAAATTACCGTTTCTGATCGCTACTCCTCTTATCAAGTCAAGATTCCTGATTCCGTTAAACAGGTGGCAACCTATCAACTTTTAGCAGATTCCCAAGATAATTTAGAGATTGAATTATGCGCCCAATAATTAACAAAAAAGCCAAGTATGAAGTTATTCCCGTGGGTAATGAGTCCACGGGAATTATCTATTTAGAAAAACGCGGTTCTTTGAGCGTCGGTGAAGCTAGGGACATTGATAGCATTGATGCTAAACGTCAAAAAGCTGCTATTATCGCGTCTAAGCTGGTTAAAAAGATTTCTGTAGACCGTGGTGTCACAATTGCAGAAGCCCAAGAATTACTTTCTCCTACTCGGTCTGCTGATGGTGCGACTGAAGTTGATAACTCTGATGTCATTTACGACTACATTGAAGACTTCACTGAACTAAATGCTCTGAGTTCTATTGACAGTGCCTCTGTGTCCATTTCAGTGGCTACCCTGTTCATTAAGAAACGGGTGGCTTTCCCAGTGGAACTCACATCATCAGTACCTTTCAATTCCACAAGTATTTCCGTTGCTTCAACCCACTTCCCATTACAGGATGGACAAGTAATTCGCTTCGGCGATTGTTTAGTCACTGTGTTGGGCAACTATCAACCCTCAGACACAGGATTGATACTTAGAGTTCAACCTGTATCTGAAAATCTACCCATGACTGTAGGGTTTCTTTACAATAACTCAACCAAGTCTTACGTAGTTGGTACAGATGAGTGGTCTGAAGAAGACACTAAGGACTGTAGTGATGAATTTGTATCTGCTATCTACAAATTCTATGAGAACGAGCGTAGTCGTTGGAAGGTAGAACCAGAATCAGCACCCGCACCTGTAACTGAGGGGGAGCAGCTACCAGTTCTTCAGTTGACTGGGGAAGTATTTACTGGCGAATCCAATCCTACCGAGTTTCTGACCCCAGATTTAGAGACTGGGATAGTTTCTTAGACCAGCCTATTCACGTAGTATTTGAGTGCATTGAGGCACTTGAACAACACCGGAGGGAACAGGCTAATATTGAGGGACGGGTTCATGCAATCGGTTGGACGGGATTGTTTAACGGGTTCAAAAAAGACACTGACCCCAACATGGAGTTCATTGATTTGCTACCCTTTCCTGACGATATTAGAGGGGATACCCGCAAGATTAGCCAAGCAACGGAAAACATTGTTAAGGATATTATCAAAAACAATCGGTTGCCCGCTCCGGTTCTATCAGCTTTGAATCTGCTACTTTCTTGATTACAGATTAATATTCTTAGTCTGTAATCTTTTTCTTTATAGGAGTTAATATTATGAATTTAGGCGAATTAATTGTAGAGTTATCTGCTGATTCTTCTGAGCTAGAAAAGACTTTGGAACGGGCTAAGAAGAAGGCTTATGAAGCGGCTGTGGCAGTAGAAAAAAGCTTTGAAAATATCAATCTTAATGTTGGAGTGGACGATGATAGTTTAGTTGATTTAAATAAGCACTTAAATTTAAAAGTACAACATCTTAAAGAAGTTAATAAATATTTTACTAATAATCCTATTGTTGTTAATGTTGATGACAAAGAATTAACTGATTTAAATAAGCACTTAAATTTAAAAGTACAACATCTTAAAGAAGTTAATAAATATTTTGATAACAATCCAATTAAAGTTAATACTGATACCAAAAGTCTTGATGAATTAGAAGAAAGATTAGGCGGGCTTTCTAGTAGAACTATTACTATTACTGTTGAATCTGATTTAAGTAAGCAACTAGAAAAAAGTTTAGCTGATGCTGTGAAAAATGCTGTTAAAGAAGAAATGTCAGAACAATCTTCAGCGACGGCTCAACAACAAACAGCGAAAGAAGCTTCATCGCCAAATAAAGTTCAAAAAGTAGACATGGTAGTTAATCCAGGTAGAGCTATCATGGACGGGATATTTGGAGGACTTGGTAAAGGTTTTACTGATGGGATTAATAGAGGTATTGAAGATGCTGTTGGTGTGGATATTCCAACTATGACTAGGATAACTAGTAACATGATGTTGCGTTATTTTGGTGTAGGTAAAAAAGCGCAATCAGATCCTAAAAATGAACAGAAGCGAGTAGAAGCTATTCTTAAAGATGGTGTTGATACTTTTATTAAAGTACATGACGCTAACACCAAAAAATCTAATGTTACTCCTCAATCAAGTACAATTACTCAAAAAACCGTTGTTACAAATCAACCTGTAACAACATTGACGGCTCCGTCCGTGATTAAATCTGCGCCTCAGCAAAAGACTACAGCGGCAACGTTACCTACTGCGATCGCAAGTCCAGTTACTACTGCACCAACAACTTCACCGATAACAGTAGTCACAACTCCACGCAAAACTACTACAGTAGTTTCTTCTGTATCTACTGCAAATAGGGTGGGTAAAAAACAACGCAATTTAGGGTTAGACGACGATTTAGGTGTTGATTTTGAAGCTGCTGGTGGTTCAGCAGCTAGAGGGCTATTACGGTTTTTTGGTATAGGGAAGAAAGCACAATCTGATCCTAAAGAAGAAAAAGCAAGAATAGAAGCAATTATCAAAGGTATGGTTGATGATTATTCCCAGCTTCAATCCTTTCAGGCTCCTGCTATCGTCACAAATACATTAAGTGGTATCAGTAATACTTTTTTGTTAAGTATTGATGAGACGCTTGAAGGGTTAGGTCAACAGTCCAAAGTTGCTATATCTAAAGCTGTTCGCAAAAGTTCACAAGGGGTTTTAAATAAAGCTTCTACTCAAGTTCAAAAAGCTGCAAATGCTTTGTTTAATGAAATAGAAGGGCGAGGCGGTGAATCTTTTACTCAAGTGGTGGGCAAACAATTAGCCACAGCAGCTAAAAGTGCCACTAATAATTTACTTAAAACTATACTTCCAAACACTTATTCAGTAGCTAAGAAATTTATATCTACGGGCGGAAATATTAGTCCTATTGGTAGCAATTCTTCTAATGTTGGCAACTCTGAAGCCAAGTCACCATCAGTGAGTAGTTCTTCTGTTGCTAGTTCTGTTCCTTTAATAAACTATACTCAACCTCTTCAAAATTCTTCTTTTGATGCACTTGGGCAAGCTTCCCTGAATTTAAGTAGCGCAGCTCAATCATTAAACGAATTTGCTTTGCAGTCAAAAATTACAAATGTTCAGTCACCAAATTTAAATAGTACTGTTGAGCAAGTAAAAACAGAATTGCAAACAGCACTGGATATTCCTGTAAATATTCCCAAAAAAACCAAAAAACCACAACCAGAACTTGAATTACTGCCTGTTGAAACCACTGCTAGTCAAGTACCACAGCAACTAAAACAGCACTTTGAAGCCATAAAAACTAATACATTAAAAAATATTGATTTGTCTAAGCAGTATGCTGAGGCAACTGCTAGAGAGAACGGTGAAGAATTAGTACCATTACAAATAGGAAAACCCAAAAAATCAGATGAAATAAAACTGCAAAAAGAAATATCTTTAAAGGGTGTTAGTGATTCATTCACGGGCATAAATCAATATTTTAATGCAGAATATAAAAAATTAAAATCTGAGTTTGACATAGTTAAATTAACGGGAACTTCAGCAGAAATTAAAGCTACAAAAGAGAAAATTAAAAAATTTATAGATAATACCAAGCTTGCAGTTGCAGACATAGATGCTATTGCCAAACAAGCCCAAGATGCTGGTTTTGACAAAACAATTAACAGCGATCTTAGTAAAGTTCATGCTGGGGGTAAGTCTCAACTCAAGTCCAGACAAACAAATGCCAAGGGATTGTTGGGCAAATTAAACACAGAAGAAAAAAGTATTTTTGATAAGCAGCTTACCCACTATGCGCCTTTAGCTCAACAATTAGGTATTGATATTGACGCAGGATTAGCAAAAGGTGTTAAGCATGGCTCTGATGGTGTGTCTGATGTTGCTAGACAGATGCTTGACGACTTGATTGAAGCTGTTGAGAAAAAGATGAAAATCCAGTCTCCATCTTGGGTGATGTTTGAGATTGGGATGATGATAGCTTCTGGGTTGTTCTTTGGGATGCAAAAAGGGAACAGCAAAGTGTCCGAGGGTGCTAGGAAAATGGTGACAACCGTTAAATCTGCATTTGACCCTCTCAATGATTTATCTAGCTTAGGCTTGGCGGGTACGTACATGATACCCAATTTAAGCGACATTAGCAACAAAGCCATGATTGCTATGTCCGCCACTAGCACGGGTTTAAATATGCTTGATAAGGTTGGGGAACACCACGCAGCTAACCCGGATCAGACTTTATTCCAAGCTACTTATGGGACAGCCAAAAACTTTGTTAAAGACGCGGTAACAGACAAGACCTTTACCCAACCCAGAGAAGCTGTTGACCATTTAGTTAATATCGCTAAATTTGGTACGGAACTCGTTACCCCACTGGGATTAAAAGCTTTCACTAATCCCATAGGGTCTGCTAACGACGGTGTAGCGGCTGCTTTCAGAACTATGGCGATCGCTAAGTCCTTAAAACAAGCACACCAAGATACTAAGCAACAAACACAACAAGACTCTACTCTGAATTACGCTAGTACATTTAAAAATGTACTTCCTCAATATTTAAAAGCAAATAAAATAGGACGCGCCGAAGCGTTAAAAATGTTTGGTGGTGGCTTAAAAGTCGTTCCTGATATGCACGGTAGTAACGACGCTAATCTGTATAACGCTGGGGCTGTGGCAATGGGAACAGCAGCTTCTCTGGGTAATGCAGCTATAAGTAAGTTTGCACCAGTAGCTAATTTTGTCCAGACGGGTAAGGATGTTGTCAAAGGATTAGAACAGGGTATACTCAAGAATGCTGGTATTGCTACTAATGCGATCGCTGGGCTGGGCAATTCAATCCAATCCCAGATTAAGCAGAATATGGGTATTCAGTCACCATCAAAGGTGATGATTGCATTAGGGCTAATGATATCTTCAGGGTTAGCTATTGGTATTAGTTCCGGTGCAGTTAATGTGTCTGGTTCTATGAAATCAGTCATTGCTAATATTAATTCTGGAGTGGAAAAATACAAAAATATTAAGCAGTTTCTTTCTCAAGGTTTAGATAAAAACGCTACAAACATAATATCTCAAACAATTCAGTCATTGCAAAAAGATTTTGGTGAAAATAGTTTTATTGGCGTTGAATTAGATAAAGTTAAAAAAACTTTGGAGGGTAGTATAAGTAAGATCAATGATTTACTTTTATCAACGCCAATCGGAAAAAATTTGAATAAGTTATTTAATAATATAGAGCAAAAAATTACTGAATTTAATCAAAAACTAACCTCAAAAATTAAGAATATTTTTGAACAAAGCAATAATTTTAAAGAGGTTGGTACTGGTTTTATGTCTGTAATTGGACAAGGAATAACAAGTTCAGTTGATAAGCTTAAAATAAAAGTATTTGACACCTTTGAGACATTTTTCTCCAGCATGATGTCTCCATTTATTGATATTATTGCAAAAAGCGATAATTTTTCAGATTTTGGCATTAATTTATTTTCATCTATTGGACAAAACATAATAAATTCCTTCTCTAAAATACAAAATCTAATTATTGGTTCTGGTGCAAAAATAAAAGATGTATACAAAAATGTCTTACTGTCAGTGCAATCGGCTATTTTAACCAGCAATAACTTTAAAGAATTTGCAGTTAATTTGTTTTCACCTATAGGAAAAAGTATAGCAAACTTGAATGGCAATTTGTTAAAAACGATTGCTACTATAGGTAAAAATATTCTAACATCTGCAAAGAATATATTTAAGAACTTTTTGCCAGATGTTAACAATGTTCCTAATCTGAAGTTAAATTCAACTTCAGATTCAGATATGGCAACTAACCAACAACCATTAGAAGCACCTAAGTTAACTACTGATTTATTGCCAGGACAATTAACTGGAAACAATTATAATAAATTAGCTAATTTGGTTTTGCAGCTAACAGGAAAAACTGCAAGCCAACGACAAATACCTTTGCTAGAAAAAGAGACTGACCCCAGCATGGCCGGAATGGCTGGGGCTTATTACCGAGGAGATAATAAAATACGTATACACGCAAAAGATTATGAAGCATTAATTTCATCAGATGTTAGCAAGTTGTCTGACGATCTTATTGATACAATATTGCATGAGATGTTTCACGCTATTCAATATGATTTTGGGAAAATTAAAACAGTACAGGAAGCATCTATGTTTTCTCCATCTCCTACTCTTAAAGAGATGGCTAAATGGAGTAGTGTTTCAGAGTTTAGTGCTGATAGACGCAGAGGTAAATATTCTCCTGAAGTTGTTAGCGCAACCTTTGATTTGGAATTAGGTGCTTATAGTTTTGGAAGTAGATATACACAACAAGCTAAAGAAGCATTAAAAACAAATACTTCATTAAGTCAGTCTGTATCAGGATCTCCAAACCAAGTTGCCAAAGAAGTGCAACAACTACAACAAGCAGCGTTAAAGGTTGGAAAGTCTCATCATGATACTTTAGAAAAACTTCGGAAAATGAATCTATCTGATGAAGCGTATAACAAATATCATTCAATGGCTAATATTGTCCGCGACAAAGGTATTAGTTTTGCTGAATCTTTAGACAGCGTTGAAAGCTTATCTCCTGAAGAAGTCCAACAAGCTATAGAAAAATTTAATAAAATTGTTGATTACATTAACAATATCCCTGAAACAGTTAACCAAAAACCATCTGAGATAAGTCGTGAAAGACAAAAATCAAAGTCAACACCTGTGGCTAAAGCAGTACAGTCTAGCTCATTAGAACAGAGTAAACTACCAAAAGAATTACAACAAACAATACTATCGTTTAAGCAGACTTATCAAGATATTTCTGGTCAAATCAAAACGATGAATTTGCCAAACGATATTTACTCTCAAGCCCATAAAGCTATTGAAAAAGGTCATAATAAAGGTACTGAACTAATTGAAGTATTAAACAATATTCAAGACTTATCTCCTGAACAAGCTAATTCAGCTATGGAGAAATTTAATCAATATAGTGCTTACCTTTCTAATATTCCTACAACTATCAATAAGCTTATCAGCAAACCCGATGAAGTAGTTGCTCAAGAGCAGAAAGCACCTGTTACACCAAGGGCTAGTCAATCAATCCAGCAAAGTGAATTTTTCAGGAATATCAGACAGGTAGTAAGTGGAAGTGCTAACTTAAAGGAATTAGCTACTAATATCATATCCGCAATAGTACAAACTATTTTAAATCCAGTTCGCAAATATATATCATCTTTTATAGCAAAGGTAACTACAGGTTTCACGGATGTAACAGATCAACCAATTGTAGCTTTTAAACAGAATTTGCCTCAACAAGCCGGTCAAGCATTAACTAATACTTATAGAACTATTTCACCTATTCTACCCACGCAGTTTCAGGCAGTTGATACTGAGTCTCGCAAGTGGGAAACTGAGTTCAACAAAAAATTAAAACCCAACCAATCCCAAAACAAATTTAATCAATATATTCCTAGCATTCCTGTGAAGTCTACTGAAGTATTAACCAATGTTCACAGGGCTGTTTCGCCTATTTTACCTATACAATTCCAAGCAAATGATTTTGATTTCCATAAGCAGTTAAACAGCGGAAATAGTAATTTACTTAATAACCCTGCCGTAAATCAAGTAGTCAATACTGCCAAAAAACTCAAGTCTACAACTAGCTTCAAGGAAATAGGTTCTAATTTAATTTCTTCGTTAGGACAAGGATTTTTGTCTGTTAGCAGTGGTGTACTGGGGATAGTGACTGCGTTTGCTAAAGGCATACTAAGCGCGGTTAAAAAAGTATTTAGAATAGCGTCACCATCAGGTGAAGGCATTGATACCGGGGAAAACTTAGCTGGCAGCATGGGAATTGGTATTAACAACCAAGCCCAGACCGCTGTTAATGCTGCTAGAAACATGGCAGAAAATGTTAGGAATGCGATCGCTGATCCTTGGGATACCCCTCTCCCAATGAACCTTGTGTTTAAGCAAGATTTAGATTTAGAAAACCAGGCACAAGCCCATATTAAAGCCACCAAGGAACACTTCCAAAAACTCAAGATTCAAGATTTATTGTCTGACATTGGTGTTAACTTTGGTGCTGATTTTGGGCATGAAGGTATTACCAGTAATGTTCTTTCTAGCTCTGATTTACTTGGCTATTTAAGCAACAAATCAGCAAGTCTCACTCCACTTCAAAACACCGTTTATAATAGACTTGTTGATGATTTTCAGGAACAAAGAACTCTAGCTGCCCATCATTTTGCGATCGCTCGCGCTGATGGAAACCCAGTAGATCCCGCTGTTCTCAGAGGTCTTGACGCGGGCTTTAATTCTATATTGTTAAGAATAGTTGAATTTTCAAAAAGATTGGGGATAAAAGGGCAGTCAATTGACAAATTGTTAGCATCAAATCAGTCAGTTGTAAACACAGCAGCTTACCAGCCACCTAGATTTGTAGCACCTAAGACCCCAATACCAGAAAGACAGCCAGGACAAACAGACCAAGAATATAGTCAAGCTGTAAAACGCGCTTTAGCAGAAGATAACAATAATTATCGCAAAGCTAAAAACGCATACAATCGAATGATACTAGGCGTTAGCAATACCCCAACACCACGGAGAACCCAACTACCAGCACTTCCTCCTGTTCCCGTTTATGCAAGAGAGATTATTGAACCTGTAACCAATGTACCACTAGTTCAGCGGACACAAACTACTATTCCCCCAATCCCAGATCCTTGGAACGATTCTGTACAGCAACTAGTTAACACTGTCAGACAAACAACAAGAACTCAGTTTCTATTACCTCCTGCTAGAGAACGCTTAAACATTAACTCGTTTGTACAAACTCAGTCTAATCTACAGAGATTAGCTAAAGAAATTGTTGCTCAACAACCGATGACGCAACTATCAAGACCCCAGCCACCAACAATACAGCGTACTATTCCCCCAATCCCAGATCCTTGGAACGATTCTGTACAGCAATTAGTTAACACTGTCAGACAAACAACAAGAACTCAGTTTTTGTTACCACCTGCTAGAGAACGCTTAAACATTAACTCATTTGTACAAACTCAGTCTAATCTACAAAGATTAGCTAAAGAAATTGTTGCTCAACAACCGATGACGCAACTATCAAGACCCCAGCCACCAACAATACAGCGTACTAGCCCAATAATTTTACCAAGGAACTTTGTACCCAATCCCAACGCACAGATACTTTCCAGTAAAAACTTTGTACTCAATCCAAATGCACAGATAATCTCATCTCAAAAGTTTACGCCTAACCCAAATGCACAAATAGTCTCATCTCAAAAGTTTACGCCTAAGCCTGATGCACAATTGATTTTACCAGTCGTCCAAGGGTTGTCGCCAGCCATAAGATCAACTCATTCACTAGCACAAAATAGTATAAGTGCTTTAATTGCTGCTAACAAACAAGTACAAGCTACTATTGCCGGGAATAAGGTAACGGTCTCTTCTCGTTTTGCACCCATACCAGATCCTTGGACTACACCACCTTCGCAAACAGTCAAACAAATGGCTGGGCAATATGGTCCAATACCTGACTCTTGGCTAACATCACCGCGTTCTACCCAAGCGTTTAAACAAGTCGGTAAATTACTTATTGGACAAATACCTGCTACACTTTCATCTACCGTACCATCCCTTATCCCCCAACCTGCTGGTACTACTGCGCCAAAATATGTTTTCCCGCCTCAAACTCTTGGAAGTACCGTACCAGCATACACATTTCCTGTTAACCCAACTCCAAAACCACCTATAGCACCTGTACCACCCATACCACCAACATTATTAGATCAATACTTAAATTTAGGTACTGATTTGGTGACAAATATTTTTAATGCCGTTAGTGCAAGCATCCGCCAAAGCACTTTATCTGGTTATGCTTCATTGGGTCAAGTCATGCGGAATGCCGTTAACGCAGCTTTGTTTTCTTTAGCGGATACGCTTAAACAACCACTGCATCAAGCTTTATTGTCTCAAACCAGGAGTATATTGCCTTGGTTCTTAAAATTTATACCTCGCAGTTTTCAACTACTTCCTAAATTAAGTTTTGCCATACCTTTTGTTGGTGGTATGGTATTAAGGTTTGGTAATTCAATTGTTAAGAATTTATTAGAAAACAATATTTTGAAAGAAGGTGGTTTTTTAACAAACTTATTAAGTTCTATTACTAGGGTAGATTTATCAGCTTTGTCGGGAACTAAAACTGCTGGTGTTACAGGGTTTTTACATAATATCGTAAGTCCATTACCTCTGCTAGTCGGTTCACGGTTTAATCCATTGCTGTCACTAGGAACATTAAGCGCAAGCCCGCTTTATGATGCTTTTAGTGGTATCTTGGGGCTAGATAAGTCCGTGAAACCCAACCCCAAAAAACAAGCACCTACTATTGAACAAGTATTACAAAACCAGACTAAAATCAACAGAGAAAAAGCTCTCTTGCGTGATGTCAAGGAAGTTGGCACTAGCACTAATATCAGTACAGGAGTAGGACAAAATCTTACTGCTTATCCAGATGCCCAAAGAACCAAAGCAGAAGAATCATTAAAACGTGCTGTTGAGTCAGGTAAAGCAATACCAAAATTAGATGAACTTACCAGGAAAGCATTAAGAGAGCGTGGTGTACGTAGTTTTGTTCGTAATCAAATGGATTCTGCTGAGTTGCTTGCTGAACGGGAAAATATACTTAAGAATCCTCTTAACGCTACCAGTAAAGAACGTGACTTTCTCTTGTACATAGCAGACATAAAAAAACTTAATGCTACTACTGAAAAAGAACGAGATAAAAGGATTATCTCTATCCTTAAAGAACGGGGGAAAAGTGATCAGGATATTGAAAATATACGAAATTCAGGTGCATACGCACTACTCGATGTTGGTGATGATTTAATAAAGAACCTGCCTACAATTACAAAACAGCCTACTGCTACACAAACAGTTCAGCCACGCACTTCTAGTGCCAGTATTGCTAGTAAAGAACTAGTAGAAAACTTGGGAAATACTTTACTAAACAGTGTTTTAAATAATCTTGATGTTCCTGTCATTCCTAAGTCTGTAATTCAAAAATTGATTGGCAAGAAAATGGGAGAGAGATCAGCAACAATAGCAGATGCTATTAATGCGTTTGGAACTGAAAAAAGTAAAGCTGAACAATTATTAACACGGAATCTTGAATCAGGTAACACAAAAAGATTAGATGGACTTACAAAGCAAATACTGAGAGAGCGTGGTGTCACTAAATCTGTTCGTGATGCTATGACACCGGAACAATTAGCCGCAGCCCGTGAAAAAATAACTAAATCCCCAATTGATTTAACCGCTAGAGAGCGTAAACTTCTGAAGTTTATGGGTGATTTTGAATCTCATGCAGCAACGATGGGAAATGATGTAGCCACAAGAAAACGGGATGCTATGGTAATGTCTGTTTTGCAAGAGCGCGGCATGAGTCGGGATCAAAGGAAGCAGGTTCAACAATCACAGGGTGGACAAGGTTTAAGCAGTTTTGCTGACAACTTGAGAGACAATCCCCGTACAGGCGGATTTATGGGTAGACTCACAGAAGCTTATGCTAGTAACGACCAGGATGCTATGAAAGGACTGGTTAAAGAAGGGTTAAGAAAAACTGGGATGTCTGCTAAACAGATTGATGCTATTGACCCCAAGCTTTTAGACACAGCCACCGCAGGATTGATGACCACGTTGAGCGGACTACAGGCTAAGTTCAGGGAAAAAGGCTTTGACATGGGTAAAGCCTTAGCCAAGGGCTTAAAAGACTCAATGGTGAATCTAGCTAACGCCAAAGATGATTTAGAATACAACGCCAAAAAAGTCATGGGACAAGCTAATTTTGGTGATTCTGTAGGTTTAATATTCCGTCGTATGTTCAGGGGTACAGCAGCGACTCAAGGTCAATTTGCAGAAATGTACAACCAGATGGGTGCAGGGGTGAAAAAAGCCATGTTTGGAGGTTCTAAAGAAGGGGATGAGATGTTCCCTAATGTCCTTCAATTCTTCGGTTCAATCGCTACAACCCTTGCACCAATTACCACTATGATAGGTGCAATTACGCCATTATTATTACCTTTAGCCCCAATTATTACAGGTATAGGCATGGCTGTAAACATGGTTGCACCCCATGTAGCTAAACTCATAGATGGTATTCAAAGGGTAGAAGTATTACAAAGAAGATTTAAGTTTTTAGGCGGGTCAAAAGAAGGAGGTATAGCTGAGTTTAAATATGCAAAAGATATTGCTAACAAATTAAATGTACCTTCAGAAGTAGCTGCTAACTCCTATTCTCAACTGGCGATCGCAGCTAAAGACAGCAAGATGGAAGGTCAAGGGGTTAAAGATCTATTTGAAGGTATTACGTCATCTTTAAGCGCGTTAGGTATCAACGGTCAGGATGCTAGTTTGGTATTTATGGCATATACGCAGATATTAGCTAAAGGTAAGCTGTCTATGGAAGAGCTTAGGCAGCAGTTAGGTGAGAAGTTCCCACCTGCTATGGCTACGTTCGCTAGAGCCATGGGTGTGACCGTTCCTGAAATGAATGAACTGGTAGCTTCTGGTGGCATTTTATCCCAAGATATTTTACCTAAAGTAGCTAAAGTATTAAAAGAAGATTATGGTAGTGCTGCTTCCGATCAAGCTGGCGGACTGGTAGTTGCGCTCAACAAACTAGGTAATGTGGGCTTTGAGATTACAACAATATTTACTGATAAACTTGGTGGCACACTAGCATTTTTTGTTAACACTTTTGCTAATATTTTAGGCGTACTTAGCGGTGCATTAAAAGAATTAATACCATTAGTCAAATCCTTTATGATTGGCTTTGCAGCCACAATTTCCATTGGACTAACAATCATTCTTTCTAAATTTGGACCTTTTGTAGTTGCAATGAAGAGTTTACAAAACTTCTTATTGGCTACTTTTTCCGCTATTACTACCAATATGATGCCAATGGTTATTGGTATTGTCTCAGACGTTGCTGATGGTTGGCTAGGTGCAGAAAAGAACTTGATCGACAATATGTCTCAAGGTATAAATAACATGATTGTCGTTGTGTTCAGCACTATAGACACTGCCATGCGCTCCATGAGCGACCATCAAGTTTCTTTTGGTACAGTCTTTGGTGGCTTAATCCAAGGGGCAGAACAAGCTGGTAGTATCATAGACTGGCTTAAAGGGGTGTTTGCAGGTTTCTTTAAAATTCTTCCTTCTGGGATTGTAGAAATACTAGCTATAGTATTTATGCTAGAGCAGGGAACAGGTTTGCTGGTTATGGCTTTGTGGCCTGCTATCAAAGGACTGTGGGGTGGCATTACTGGAATATTTGGTGCTACAGCAAAAGCGTTTTATGGGGTAATGGGTTCACTTAAAGCTGTTGTTGAATTAATGATGACATCTTCAGCGGTTGCTTCAAACGCAACTAATAATGTTGCAAAAAGTGGCGTAAGAAGCATGGCAATAGTTCAAGGTGCATTAGGATTTTTGAGTAAAGCACTGTTACATTTTGGACTAGCTTACGCTGTTCTGATGTTTTCTAAAGGTGATTTTAGCGACCCATTGCGAGAATCAATTAATAAATCTACCGCAGACATTAATAAACATTTAAATCAAGTCAGATTAAACATCAACCAAACCACCGAAGCGTTTAATAAAGCCACTAAATCTGTAGAGAAACTTGGTAATACGATCACCCATGCTTTACCGGCTAAAGGAGTGCAATTAGACGTTAGAAGTCTTTGGGGTGGTGGTGATTGGAAATGGGACGACGCAGTACGGGAAACTAACGCGAAATACAGACAAGGTGGTTCAGGTCCAAGCGCAATGGATGTTATAGGAACTGGTGCTTTATATGCCGGAGGTGCTGGGTATGCCGCTGCTGCCGGATCTAAAGCAATAAAAGCAATTGTAGACCTTGCAGTAAAAACAGCCCCAATCTTAGCCTCAAATGCAGCATTAGGGTCGGCGCCTGGACCACGCATGGCTGTTCCTCTTTTCGGCAGACTTGCTACAGCAATAGCTCCTGTGGTTGCCATAATGGGTCCTTGGGGTTTAGCGATCGCAGGTCTTATAGCTACTATTGTTGCAGTTGGTGTGGCATTAGATGCGTTTGCCCCTAAGATTACTGAAGCGCAATTAAACACAGAAGAAAAAGGTGGGTTGCCAGAAGAAATTAAACAGATTATTAACGCTAAAAAAGCTGGTGAAAGGCTAGATGCTTCATCTATGCAAGTTATTAAGCTTTACAAAGATCAGCAACTCAGCAACGAAAGATTAAAAGAGTTTATGGCTTCAATTGGTTTAGACGGAAAAAACCCTTATAGCTTTGTTGCCCGACCAGTTGTACCCATGACACAGGAACAGAAGGAAGAATTTGAAGATACTGACCCTGTAAAAAACATTACTAAAAGTATAGAAGACAAAAAAGCGTCGCTTCAGGAACTAGAAAAAAATGCAGGAACTACAGAAACAGAAAAGTCAAAAGCAAGATCCAAACAAGGGTATAAAACAGTCCAAGAAG